ACCTGAAGAAAGACTGGGCTCCAGTCAAAGAAGGCTTCGTTGAACAACTTGCTTCCATCAAGAGTGGCACGTACACCCGGATTGACTCAGAGGAACGGCAGGCCGGTTGCTCCGCCCAAGACTGGCAGAACCTGTTGCCAGAAGTTGTTACCGCTGATAATCAAGGGACGCTTTCTCTTGCCTACGGCAATGCGGCTTTGGTAGCGTGCGTTGAACTTGCCAAAGAAGTTGCTGCGCTGCGAGCAGAACTACGGGCTCTGAAAGCCAGTAAGGAATAACGATGACTACCGCGTACACCTCACTTCTTGGGTTCGCTCTCCCAGTCGAGGGCGAACTTGACGGCACCTGGGGCACCACGGTCAACAACAGCATCACGGAGTTGGTTGAAGACTCCATTGCTGCGACGGCCACCCAGACGGTTGCCCTGAGCGACTGGACCCTGACCACCACCGGCTCCGGTGCGGTCAATCAGGCGCGGTGCGCGATCCTCGTCCCTACTGGCTCGCCCGGTGTCACGCGCAACATCATCGCCCCCAGCACCAGCAAGGCGTACATCGTCCACAACCAGTCGGATGCGGCGGTTGTCGTCAAGGGTTCTGCCACCACTGGCACTTCTGTCGCTGCGGGTGCTCGGGCGCTTGTGGCCTGGACTGGTACCGACTTCGTAACGGTCGCCACCTCGACGGCAGACGGCGTGACTTCGGTGTCCGGCACCGGCACGGTGCAGGGCTTGACGCTCAGCGGCACGGTCACCTCCACCGGCTCGCTCACGCTCGGCGGCTCGCTATCTGCGGTCAGCTTGACCTCTCAGGTCACCGGTACTTTGCCTATAGCCAACGGTGGAACGGGAACGACATCAACCCAGTTTGCCAACCTGACGACAAACGTCACCGGCATCCTCCCCGTGGCCAACGGCGGTACGGGGGTGAACACCCTGACGGGCATCGTTAAGGCCAGCGGAACGAGCGCGTTTTCTGCGGCGGTGTCGGGCACTGACTACGCTCCGGCCACGTCCGGCACGTCTATTCTGTACGGCAACGGTGCGGGTGGGTTCAGCAACGTCACCATCGGATCGGGCATCAGTTTCGCAGGCGGCACGCTGTCTGCCTCCGGCTCGGGCGGCACGATCACAGCGGTTACTGCTTCATCGCCCTTGGCCTCGTCTGGCGGGGCAACGCCCAACATCAGTTTCACCGGTATCTTGGCCGTGGCCAACGGCGGTACTGGGGCGTCGGATGCGGCTACCGCTCGGTCAAACCTTTCGGTGCCCTCAAATACCGGATCGGGAGCCAGCGGTACCTGGGGTATCAATGTCACGGGCTATGCGGCGTCTTTGTCCACGACCAACTTTACTGTGGCTGAATCCGGCGGTAAGCTCGTCATCAGCTACTTGGGTACCCCCGTTTTGTCCATCAGTTCCACTGGCGTGCTCACCGCGCTGAGTGACATCACCGCCAACGGCACCGTCTAAGGAGTCCAAATGCCCACCTCACTCGTTTCAACCGGCGTTCAGTTCCCGGATAGCACTACACAAACCACGGCATTGCCAGCCCCTGGCAGTAATGGAAACGTACTGACAAGTAATGGAACGACTTGGACAAGTGCTGCTCCCCCCGCTTCAGGGGCTGAAATTTTAATTGCTACTACAAACGCATCAGGCGCTACTTCATATGACTTTTTTACGTCGTCTTTTAGCAACACATACACGGCGTATAAAATAATTTACACAGTTAGAAAAACTTCAGCGTCTGCTGTAAACATAACTGACAACTTACGATTTTATATTGATAGCTCTTTGCGAACAACCCGCTATTTTTATGCCGGTTATCAAGCGGTATTTAACGCCTTAAATAACTCTACATTTTCTACGGCTTCGTCTGGTAGTGGTACCTCTAATCTAGGGGGAACACTTGGCGGTGGGGATTCCACAGTAGATGGGGTGGTAATTTTTGGAGAAATATATTTAATGAACGCCCGTGGCGCCAGTAACAGTACCCGATTGGGTGGTTTTTGGCGTCAGTATTCTACTTATTATGGCCCTAGCCCCTATGTTTATGCCTATCATCGGGCGATAAACAATAACCTAACTTTTTCAACAGGTTTAACGGGTATAAACATTGATGCTACCACTGCTAATAGCGCCATTGAAATTTCTTTGTATGGAGTTCTGCGATGAACAGACCTATTAAATGGGCTGATGGAGTTCTTCGTGAATATAACGATGAAGAGCTTGAGCAGCATGAAAAAGACCTTGTTGAACAGCAAGCCCGTAAAAGAGTCGATGTTCGTGTGATGCGGAATGCTTTGTTGTCTGAAACCGATTGGACTCAGATGCCAGATACGCCGCAGGCAACCAAGGACAAATGGGCGCCCTACCGCCAAGCCCTTCGGGATGTGCCGCAGCAGCCGGGATTCCCTGAAAACATTCAGTGGCCGACGAAGCCTGAATAATCATGGCTTGGTCAGACGTACTCAAGGCAGTCATCCCCATCGTGGTGGCTGCACTCGCTTGGCTACTGGGGCAGGTTGCATCCTTTTCTGAGCGCCTGACCAAGATCGAAGGGTCAATGCCTGCGCTCATCACCAAAGAAGGCGTGCCCACCGACAGCCCAATCAGCGCCGAGCGTCGGGCGCAGATGAAAGAGCAAATCTACAAAGACATCAACGACCTTCAAGTGAAGGTCAAGCTCCTTGAAGAGCGCGAGAAGTTTCTGAAGGGGAACAAGTAGTGTATGGAACCCATAACTGGCATTCTCGCGGCAGTTTCGGCGGCGAATGCTGCGTTTGGGGCCGTTAAAAAACTCGTCGCCACGGGCCGCGAGATTCAAGACGTTGCCGGTCAGATCGGCAAGTGGTACGGCGCCTTTGGGGACTTCAACCGCCTAGCCAATGACAAGGCCAACAAGAAGCCTTCGGTCTTCAAGCGGCTGCTGCACGACGACAGCATCGAGCAGGAAGCCTTGCAGATCACGATGCACAAACAGGCGCTGATCAAGCAAGAGTACGAACTCAAGATTCTGATCGTCGCTCACTACGGTGAGAACGTATACAACGAGATGATCATGGAGCGCATCCGGCTGAAGAAGGAGCGCGAGAAGAAGGAGCGTGAGCACCGTCTGCGGCAGCAGGAGTTCATGCTCAACGCCAAGTACGGCGCAGCAATTGCCTTCGTAGCCGTCGCCCTGATTGGGGTGGGTTACTACTTACTCGACAAGGTACAGCAATGAGTTTCAGGAAGCCGCCGGAAGGCGCAAGCCGTTCAGAGAGGGAGGCCCATGTCAAGGCTCTTGCTGCGGTTTCTATTAGCCTGCTTGCTCTACTCCTTGCTGTTACAAATTACTTTGCCGGAAGGAACTCCTCTGCGGTTCTCAATGGAACCATAGAGTCCAACAACCTGTGGGCGTGGTATCAGGCCAAGAACGTCCGGGCGACCATCTACGAGGTCACCAACAACGAGCAGAAGGCCACCAAGCAACGCGCCGACATGGACGAGATCATGGAAAAGGCCCGTGCTGCTGAAGCCAAGCGCGACGCTGCCAAGGCCAAGTCTTCCTACTACTCTTACTCCGGCATGGCGCTGCAACTGGCCATCGTCCTGTCCTCTGCGGCCATCCTGGCCGTCACCCTGAGCCTGTTCTACGCCTCCATTGGCGTGGGGGCAGTCGGGGTGCTTCTGTTCTTCTTTGCTCTAGGAGCCTGAGATGCTGTCGCTTCTTTCCACCCTTGGAGGTTTGCTCCTCTCGGGCCTGCCCAAATTGCTTGAATACTTCCAGAACAAGGCAGACCAAGCCCATGAGTTGCGCCTAGCCCAGGTTCAGACCGAGCGCGAACTTCAACTGGCCGCAGCAGGTTTTGCCGCCCAGGCACGGATGGAGGAGATTCGCACTGAGCAGGTGGCGATGGAAACCGACGCCCGGATGACCGAGGCGGCTCTGGCGCACGACCAGAAGATCATGGACAAGGCTTCCCGGTGGGTGGTTAACTACACCGGCACCGTCCGGCCCACGGTTACCTACATCTTCGTCTTTGAGTTGGTGGCCATCAACGCCTTCATGGCGTGGTATCTGTGGAACCATCCGACGCTCATCCAAAGCATGGATGACATCATCCTGTACTCTGACCTGATCTTCTCCGCTGATGAGATGGCGATCCTCGGGGGCATCATCGGCTACTGGTTCGGTTCTCGCCAGTGGAGTAAGAAGTGAAACTGAGCAAGGCGGGCGAGGACCTCATGCACAAGTATGAGGGCTTTAGGAGTAAACCCTACCTTTGCCCTGCCCACATCTGGACGATTGGCTATGGCCACGTCCTGTACCAAGAGCAGATCAGGCTCCCGGTCATCCGCAAAGAAGGGTATACCGGGATGCTCCGCAACGAGTTCCCCCTGAAGCCGGAGGACAGCCGTGTCTGGACTAAGACGGAGATCGACGAACTATTCCGTAATGATGTCGGGACTTTTGAACGTGGTGTTCTTCGACTTGTTCCCGGCGTATCTGGCCGTCAAGGCTCTTTTGACGCTCTGGTCAGTTTTGCCTTCAATGCAGGGCTAGGCAACTTGCAGCGCAGCCAGATCAGGATGCGGGCCAACCGGGATGACTGGAACGGAGCGGCAGATGCTTTCCGCCAGTGGACGATGGGTGGTGGCAAAGTCCTGCCGGGTCTGGTAAAACGCCGCGAGGCAGAGATTGCCCTTTTCTTGTCTTGACACGAGAATACGGTTATGCCACTCCAGAAAATCCTGTTTAAGCCCGGAGTCAACCGCGAAAACACGCGGTACACCACCGAGGGTGGATGGTATGACTGCGACAAGGTTCGCTTCCGTCAAGGCACGCCGGAGAAGATTGGCGGCTGGCAGCGCATTTCGGCCAACACGTTTCTTGGGGTGTGCCGTTCGCTGTGGAACTGGGTGACGCTGGGCAGTTTGAATTTGGTGGGTGTCGGTACCAACCTGAAGTTTTACATTGAGCGAGGCGGTGCGTACTTTGACATCACGCCAATCCGTGCAACAGTCACGATCAACAACAACCCGTTTGCACTGACCGCCTCGACCACGGTCACGGTTACGGATACAGCGCACGGTTGTATCACGGGGGACTTTGTAACCTTCAGTGGGGCAGTGGACATTGGTGGTGTTGGCACAAACGTGACCGCCGCCGTCCTAAATCAAGAGTTTCAGGTCACGGTTTTGACCGTTGACACCTACACCATCACGATTTCTGTAGTGCCTAATGCCACAGCCATCGCCGGTTCTCCTGGTGGTGGCGCTGCGGTGGTTGCCGCGTATCAGTTAAACACCGGTTCAGCCGCAGCCATCCCGCTTACTGGATGGGGCGCGGGCGCATGGAGTGCGGGGACTTGGGGGTTTGGCGGCACTTCAAACACGGCCATCCGTCTTTGGAGCCAAAACAACTGGGGTGAAGACTTGGTTTTTGGTCCTCGTGGCGGGGGCATTTACTACTGGGACGCAACGACCGGTGTTGGCGTGCGTGGCTACGACTTGGCCACCGCTGTTGGGGCATCTGATGTACCCACCGTACAAAATGGCGTCTTCGTGTCAGACGTGAATCGGTTTGTGCTTGCTTTTGGCTGCAACGACTACGGCTCCTCGACGCTTGATCCCATGTTGATCCGATGGTCAGCACAGGAAGATGCGCTTGACTGGACGCCTGTTGCTACTAACCAAGCTGGAAGTGTTCGCCTGTCTCACGGCTCAGAAATAGTGACTGCGGTGCAGGCCCGTCAGGAAATCGTGGTGTTTACCGACTCCTCGCTGTACTCGTTGCAATACCTTGGGCCGCCGATTGTTTGGGGTACGCAGCTTCTTGGCGATAATATTTCTATCGTCGGACAAAACGCCGCTTGCATTGCTTCGGGCGTGGTGTACTGGATGGGCGTGGATAAGTTCTACGCCTACGATGGCCGAGTGCAGACACTCAACTGCGATGTGCGCCGGTATGTTTTTAGTAACTTCAACCAAGCACAAGCGGCGCAGGTTTTTGCCGGTACGAACGAAGGCTTCAACGAAGTCTGGTGGTTCTACTGCTCAGCCAACTCTACGACGGTGGACCGCTACGTTGTCTACAACTACGTCGAAAAAATCTGGTATTACGGCACGATGGCCAGAACAGCGTGGCTTGATTCCGGCCTGCGCGACTACCCGATGGCGGCTACCTATAACTCCACAACGCAAACGGGACTTTTGGTCAATCACGAGCAGGGCCTAGACGACAACGAAACAGGCACGCCCGCGCCGATCTTGGCCAACATCTCGTCGTCTGAGTTCGACATCGGTGATGGCCACAACTTCGGGTTTGTGTGGCGGATGCTACCTGACATCACGTTTGAGAACTCCACCGCAGGCTCGGCCACCGTTAACATGACGCTCTATGGGCTGTACAACTCGGGCTCTGGCAGTATTGACAGCGCGGGCGCTCCTGTGGTCAAGGGATCAACCTACGTGATTACCGAGGAATTCACGGGTCAGATTTACACCCGCGTGCGTGGGCGGCAGATGATCTTCAAGATCGACTCCAACACGCTTGGCACGACGTGGCAGCTTGGCGCACCACGGATCGACATTAGGCCGGATGGACGCAGATGAGTTTCATCATTGAAGATGCAATCGTCCCTGCGCCTCCCAATCTGCCCCTGGCGCCCACTGCGTACGAGTCGCGTTACCACGAGCAGTTCAACAATGTCCTGCGCCTGTACTTCAACCGACTCGACGCACTGCTAAGGCAAATTGTGACGACGCCATCCCCCATCCCAGTCTCTATCGGCGGCACCAACGTAGACGCCTTCGGGCGGGTGCGGGTCAGCAACCCGCTGACCTTGTTCGACTCGTCCCATCGCTACGCGGACAACAACCTGTGGGTCAACAGCATAACCGGCACCGCAGCGGCAACGTTTAACGCCAATGAAGGTC